ATGCGCTGCCGGTCAATGGTCCGACATTACCCTCCAACTTAACGGACACGAACGTTTCACACCCAGACACAGTGAATATTTCCGTCTCGTCCAGCCATACGAACACCACACTCAAGTTCCAGTTTCCAGTGGTATCCACGTTTACTCCTTCGCTCTCAAACCAGAAGAACACCAACCTTCTGGAACCTGTAATTTCTCAAGAATTGACAATGCTGTTCTTAAACTTAACGGCAGCAACAAATGGGCAAGCACCGTCGACGGCACAGAAGCAGGCGGCGCAGTTGTTACCCCCATGCTCAACATCTACGCTGTAAACTACAACGTCCTCCGTATCATGAGTGGTATGGGTGGTCTCGCATACTCTAACTAAATTTATTCAATTAATAAATGTTAAAGTTATTGTTGTGTTAGTTATTTATTTTTTTATTTTATATAGATATTTATAGATTTAACTATTTTATAAATATGTAGATGACACTATTTTTATTTAATTTTATTTAATTTAGTATTATTTTTAAAAAAAAATTCTTTTTATATAGTATAAAAATATGGGAGGAGGATTAATGCAGTTAGTCGCTTATGGCGCACAAGATATTTATTTGACCGGAAATCCACAGATTACTTTCTTCAAAGTTGTCTACAGACGCCATACCAACTTTTCCATGGAATCCATCGAACAAACCTTCAACGGTACCGCCACCGCTTGCTCTAGAGTTACCGCCACTATCTCCAGAAACGGTGATCTTGTCCACAAAATGTACATTCGTGTAGTTAACGGACACATGAACTCAGACTGCGATTGCTCTGCTAAAAGCATTGTAGTTGGAAGTTGCGCAGGACCTACTTGCCCTATTCCAGTTGTACCTGACTCAAGAGTCACAGCGAACGGGGTAGCTGTGAATGACACTAGTGTATGTGCGAATGATATTGTAGACAGTATCGAAGTTGAAATCGGAGGTCAAAAAATTGACAAACATTACGGTGATTGGCTAAACATCTGGACTGAATTAACAACTCCAGCAAGTAAATCGGCAGGTACAGAAGAATTATTAAATCTCGAAAAAGGTAAATACTCCTATGTTCCCCTTCAGTTTTGGTTTAACAGAAACCCAGGTCTCGCTCTTCCTCTTATTGCTCTTCAATACCACGAAGTTAAAATTAACATTGAATTTTCTAAAGCTTCTTCGTCGGAAATGACTTGCGGTGGTGGTCGTTGCGAAAAAACCCCAGGCACGAACGCATGGAACAGTGCTAAACTTTTCGTAGATTACATCTACTTAGATACCGATGAACGCAGACGTTTCGCTCAAGTCAGCCACGAATACCTCATTGAACAGCTTCAATACACCGGTGCTGAAACCATCCCAGCAGCAAGTAAATCGAAATCGGTTAGACTTAACTTTAACCATCCAGTTAAAGAACTTATCTGGCGTGCCACTGGTATGTCCGACCAAACAGTTGCTAATTTAGAAAGAACTGGCCCAAGTGGTCAAAACCCAATTGTTGGTTGGACTTCAGCGACTGTTAGTGGTAATACTAATACAGCTACATTTATGAATGTAAGTGGCAGCGCATACGGTCAGGCAAACAGTGGTACTGATGTATCTGGTGGTTTATACTTACCTGTATACCAATACAATCCTAATGCCTTCATTGATGCTTCTGGTATAGATAGTGTCAATATCGGACAAACTGTGGTATGTGCTTCCGCTCAATGGGCCGACATTACCCTCCAACTTAACGGCCACGAACGTTTCGCACCCAGACACAGTGAATATTTCCGTCTCGTCCAGCCTCTTCAACATCACACCGCTATCCCAGTTAAGAGTGGTATCCATGTATACTCCTTCGCCCTCAAACCAGAAGAACACCAACCTTCCGGAACCTGTAATTTCTCAAGAATTGACAACGCTGTTCTCAAACTTAACGGTAAATCTGTTATGTCTGCCTCCGCCGGCGAAGGTTCGGTCACAATGGCCAATGCCGTTCTTAAGATTTACGCTGTTAACTACAATGTCCTTCGTATCATGAGTGGTATGGGTGGTCTCGCATACTCTAACTAAATTTATTATTATGATTTGTTGTATGTTTTACAAATTTTATAATTTTTTATAGATGTTTATAGATTTTTTATAATTTAACTAATATTTAATTTAATATTACTATTAGTTTAATTAATTTTTATTTTCTGTAGTATATTATATATATATCTACTATACAATATGGGTGGAGGATTATTACAATTAATTACTATAGGGGCACAGGATGTATACATTACTGGTGATCCCCAGATTACCTTTTTTAAATTAGTATATAGAAGACATACTAATTTTGCTTTAGAATCAAGATTACAACAATCTAATTTAGAAATAAGTTCAGAAAGAACCGTTACTATAGATATTAAACGTGAGGCGGATTTAATTAATCATATGTATTTACGAATTGAAAATCCTATTTCTACGGATACAAATTATAGTAAAACAATTGCTAAAACATTACTAACCAATATAGTCAATCAAAATTTACACGTTATTGATGCTGCTCCCTTTGATGAAAATATGGACATTATGATTACTGCTGGTGTCAAAAATACTACCAATAGTACCGTTCCCTTTTCTGCTTTTAGAACAACGATTACTAATATAGATTATGCGAATAATATATTAACAGTTACGGGCAAATATCCAGTTATTAAAGACAACAGTTTTGTTGCTTCGGCAGGTACATTTAACGCAACTTATAAATTTCATATGGGTTTTATATTACAAGCTGCCGGGACATCCATCTCAGCCGGAACAGCATGCCCTTTTGAAGTTGTAGAAGTAAAAGGTTGGAATTCTACAAGTCAAAATGTAGGTTCAAATGATACAAGTTGGTTTATTGATAATGATATATATAACCAAGTAAGTGGCGTTCGTGGTATTAATAATGATATGTTTAGAGCATCTGTCAGTGGTACAACTCCTTACTATGAAGTAGGAGGTGGGACGAGTACTACTGATTCATTGTTAACTTCTACAGATATTAGTGGTATTCCTTATGATGTCATTCTTGAAGGGAGTGGTACACTTACGAATTGCTGGTCATCGACTGATGGTACATATGATACGTGCTGTCGTGATAACATTACTGGATACAATATGATTGAATGGGCAAGATTAGATATAGGGGGCGATAAAGTTGATTTAATGCACGGCGATGTAATGGATATGTGGTCTGAATTAAATATAACCAATGGTAATAAAAAACAATTTGATTTAATGGCTGATATAGAAGATAGTAAATATTCCTATTTACCCCTTTATTTTTGGTTTAATAAAACACCTGGTTTAGCACTTCCCTTAATCGCATTACAATACAATCATGTAGAATTAGTAATTAAATGGTCTAGTAACTTGGCAATTAAAGACCAAGTAGCCAAATTATATGTTGATTATGTCTTTTTAGATTCTGCTGAAAGAAGACGGTTTGCTCAAAGTCCTCACGAATATCTTATTGAAACATGGGATCACCATGAACAGCAAAATCTTAAAACTTCGGATACTGTACGATTTTATTTTAATCATCCTATTAAGGAAATTATGTGGAGAGCAAAATTACCCAATAACAACTACTGTAGTTGGGATGAAATTAAACTTAAATTTAATAATAATGATCGTATATCCGAACGTCACGGAGATTATTTTATGCGTGTCCAACCTTATTATCATCACAGTTCTATTCCTTCTAAAAAAAGTGGTATTCACGTATATTCGTTTGCTCTTAAACCAGAAGAACACCAACCTTCAGGAACGTGTAATTTTTCTAGATTAGATGATACAACATTAACCTTAAATACTGCTATAAGTATGGATGGTCGAACCACTTTAGATTTTACCAATCTTAATGTAAAATTAAATATTTATTCGATTGGTTACAATATACTTAGAATAAGTAGTGGTATGGGCGGTTTAGCATTTGCTAATTAACTTTTCTATTTTTTTTTTATTAAATTTGATATATAAAAATACAATATTTTTATATATAAAAATGATTATTTCTATACAAAATAAAACATATACGTTTACAAAAAAACCGTATGAATCGGAAGATATCTTTTACAACCGAATATGGTTTATTGCTTCGCAGGAACCGAACACACAAAAAGAATTAGAAAAATACATACATTATTCTCATATATGGGTTAACATTACATATAATCATTTAACATATGATAAACTGATTATGGATAATATAAAAAAATATAGTAAAAACGTACATAAAGAATATGTATTTTAACTATAAGTACAAATAGGATAATATAGACTTTGTAGGTATCATATATAATTATTGTTTAGATGTTTCATAGTTTTTTTTATTAAATCGTGGTGTTATATATTGTATATCGGGGGATAATTGTAAGGTTTGATTATAATGTTTTTTTATAAATTCTAATAATCGTTTACCTGAAGGAACAATACCATAATTATCAAGAATATATTTACGAGGTGTATATGTAGCGTTATTGCTTATTATTTTTTGTAATTGACTGGAAAAATCATCTATATTATTAAATAATTCTCCTGTTTGTTTATTTATATATTTCCAACCTCCTAATATATTTTTATTAAGTAAAACAGGCAAATTAATCGACATGGCTTCAGTAATAACTCTTGGAGAAGCATCGTATATATTAGGAACAAATAAAAATTTACTTTCTTGATATTTTTGTTTCATTTCATTCCAGGGTATTTTTTCGGTCATATCTATATGTTTCATACATACTGGTGGTATATCACAACCCATTCTTCCAACTAATAATCCTTTTAATTTAAAAGTATGACACATTATATATAGACATTCTGTAGCTAATTTCCAATTTTTATTATATGTTACCCAATCATTAGGACATTTTTTTTCTTTTGCATCATATTTGTGACATATATATATAAAATCGTATTTTTTTTTAACTGTATGACTGGGTTGTAATAGATTTACATCTACAAAATCAGATTCTGATATTAATGCTTGGGGTATGTGAGGAGGAAAATAATTTTGTGGATTTTTAAAACAATATAACCATCCTTGTAATTTATTTTTATAATCAAACTTCCATGACGCATGATTCGGGTCATGATATGCATCTAAAGGATTTGAAATAATATTAGGAAATTCTAAATAACTGGTCATGCCAAGAAACACCATTTTATCATGATATGTATCATAGTTTTTTTTATCTGAAACCGACATAGGAGCTACAACGAATGCCACATTAATTTTGTTTCCTTTATTATCATAAACATTTACAATGTTATCTTTAAAATCAGGTATATTGTTAGTCATATTTGTCATATATTCATGAGTTAATAATGTATGTTTATGTACGTAACTATATATTACTATTATTATAAATAATAATAAAATAAATAATTTTACATGAAGTGATGGTTTTATCATCTATAATATAGTATAATATTTTATATTGTATTATATATTAAATTAAATTT